ACAGATAACATCTAGATACGTATTTCCAGTGTATTTTTGCAATGCAAAATATGCATTTAGATGAACAGCCTCTTTGATAGTTTTTTTGAATTTATTAGTATCCAAACAACAACCTCTTGGCGTAGTCTTGCGTGATCTTGAATTTCCTCATAAGGATAATCGGATTTGTGCAATTGTTTTCTTTAATATAGTCTAAGATTCGTTTTTCCATGCGCTATATTATAGCTTTCTTTCCATCTTTTGTCACGATATAATCGTCAAGTTTCTCCAATTTGTCTCTAGAGTATTTACGAAGCATTCTAACGTAATCTACATCGAATTCATTAGGATGTGTAAGGATATAGGTAAGAACTTCTTTTTTAGGAATGCACCATTCAAAAGTGACTTTTCCACCATCTTCGACAGACCATAGATAATGATCATGTCCTTGATATGGACTTGGACGAGTACGACGACATTGAGGGAATATATGCAGTGTATTATTCGCATATGGAGTTTTATGTATCCAAATATGAATGTAATATTTCCCTCTTGTTCCTCTTTCATATTCAAGTTGAACACATTCTTCTATAATGGCCTCAAATTTCTTCATGAGACCTTCCATGGTTTCACCGACTTCTTGATAGTCAGTAATATTTCGAGCTTTTTCTATGTTTTCGCCATAAGTTAAAGTCGAATTTTTAACCATTATCTCACCATTTTAGCCATTATTGGAGTAGATTTATTAGAATGTGTAGATCCCTGTTGCGGTTTAGAAATATATCCAACAGGTTTATGCAAATTTGGAAGTTTTCTTATTTTAGGTGGTATCATTGTCATGATTCTCTCCGTGAGATTTTCATCCCAATATAATTGATGATCAAAAATATAACATGATCAATAGCATTGTGTAAATGGTCACTATACCATATTGTGACATCGAATATTATTTCCCAAACTTCAGTAGCAAAGCAAATAATGCTCAACATTGCAAATACAATGAATCCTACTTTACTTATGGAGCTTTTTGAGAGTTTCTGCAAGGTGGGCTCGTTTTGCGATTTTGCCTCCCTTTTTCTCAGCTGCCTTTAACTTCTTTTCAGGAATTTTTTTACCCTCAGGAACATGTAATTCTTTATGTAAAGCACCAGGATGTTTAATAGCTTTTTGTATGAAATTCTTAGCCATTATGCATTCCCCTGACGATTATATGAAGATGTTAACGGTAAAGGTGGTTTTCCACCGGGAGCCCGGCAACGATCAACAGTTTTGCTAAGTTCTGCTGATGTTGGAATGCTTGGCTTTTTTGCTTTTGAAATGATTGGTATTCTTGCCATTATTATCTCCTTAAAAGGAAAGGGATTGCTCCCTTTCTTATTTATTCATCATTTTTTCGCGGGTATAATGACCTTTTCCAAGGCTCGCATCATCGTGGCGATCAATCTTCTCACGTACCTTTTCGTATGAATTTGATCTTCCTTCAGGTGGTCTATGTTCTTTTACATGACCAATCTTGGAATAATGAGCTCCTGCATCACCTTTAGATGCACCGCCCATAGAAGTATTTTTATGTGAATGTCCCATTTTAAACCTCGGTTTTTTGGGGTTGATTTATATCTCTTAAAAGGGAGAGGACTTTCACAAAATCATCCACGCCCATAGACTCGATTTCTTTTGCTGCTTTAGCTTCATTGTATGTTGCAGAGGCTAATTCATGTCTAGATTTATTGTGTGCTGTTTCAATTTGTACTTGTTCAAGTCTGCCTTTAGCCATTCTTTCTTCTGCAAGACTTCGATCTGAGATAGCTTTTGATTGTAGCGATTCATTGACAATCTGTTGATTTTCCATCTGTAATTGCGCCATTTGTTGTTGTTGTTGGACTTGCTCTTGTTGGGCTTTTTCGATTGATTCGATGAGGTCATCTTTGTCTTCTGTATCCAGGTATTTGAGAAGTTGATCTGGTGGGATTTGAAGACCATCTTTCCATAGCCAATAACGCTGTCTAAATGCAAGTTGTCTAGTAGTATCAGTAAGTTGAGCATTCGATACTACAGCATCATATTTTTGAAATGATTTATCTCTGAATTCATTAGTAGGTTCTTCTTCTATCATCCTACGAATTTTTCCAAGGGTATAATTTTTTTGAATAATCGCCCAATGGAGTCGACCAGCATTTTGTTGCGATAAATCAAGATTGTCGAATAGTTCTTGGAGTGTAGTAAGAGCTGCTCCTTGACGTAGTTGTTCAGTGATTCCCACGTCAGAATCCTCCGCTTGTCCAAGTAATTCGGGTGTAATTCCGGCCAAAGACTGAACGTTGATTTTTTGCTGTTCGGTAACTTGAAAATTTGCCGGGTTAATATTTGCTCCTGGAACATCTCTTATACCTGTTTGCATTCTGTTTTTCTTAAAGAATCTTACTTTACCAGGTCCCACCTTAAAAGCATCTGAATCATCTATAAGAGCATCCTCTTCTACATCTACGCCAGAAAATTGCGCAGCTAATAAATCCAGCTCTAATTGTGTCCGGTAATTTAGGATGTATTGTGAATCCCGAATATTTCTAATAATGCCTTGGTAACGGAACGCATAATTATTATTAGCCAAGTCATGATAACCAATAAAAGGAGTAAAGGGATACATATCAATGCCCATAGGATTAGGGCCATCAAACATGCAAATGTTGTTAACAATGATCGCAAGATGCACCGTAGGTACTTTTTCTTTTACAACTACAATATGAGGAAATTTTTCTTTTAATGCTTGCATTTCCTCTTTATCAAAAGATACTTCTACACTTTCATATGTCTCAGGATCAACAATAAATGTTGCCATTCTTTCGCACATATACCAATATTCATCGTATGCAAGGAATCCTTTACGTCTGATATTGTATTGCTGGGGCATAAAAGTAAATTTAGTGTCAAAATATGCTTGGTCATTAAGCAAATCAATGTCATGCTCACGGCCTGGGAGCATTTCTTTTACTTGAGATTTATGAAGATACTTCCGTGTACGTATAAACTGACAATCTGAAAGATCCATTTCACGCCAAAAAGCGTCCATCATTATCATATCTGCAGATAAACATTCAGTTTTTAGATCACCACAAATGGGATCACGTCTATAATCCATGTAGGAATGCATTAAAGAAAGGCCTGTTATTCCTGCTCCTTCTTTAAAGCATGAAGATATCGTTTTATATGTATTATCATTGCTGTAGACTGATTGAATAGCTTTTGTCGCTTGATTTGCAGTTTTAGAATTGCTTCCATGAACTGGAATAAGTTTTGTTGCCTTACGATGCTGCATTTGTCGACCGCATAACATATTTACGACAGGCATTGCATTGTTGAATATCCATTTCTGATGATCGTAGCCTAATCCAGAATACAAATTTAAGTATCTTTGATCTCCTAAATATACCTTGCGATCGATAAGTTGTTCGTAAAAGAAAAGCTGCCAAGCTGAAAGGTTCATCATGTATCGTTCATCAGCTTGCGCGACAATATCGGGTTTGCCGTCTTCGTACCCACTATAGATATTTGGGAGAGTCTGGGTGCGCTCCATCATTCCAGCTGACATGAATCACCTATATTAAAATTTAATTTATACAATATAGAGAATTAAGTTACTACCTTCCTAAAAATGGTGTCATTTTTGCTTGCATTGGCATTGGTTTTGGTCCATAACCTGCTTGAGTTTTGAGTTGCATTAGTTTTTCCGGTGTCATAGAGCCAGGACCTCTTCCATATGCAATTCGTGCATTAGCCATATAACGAACGGAATCCGATGCGTGCGAGGTCCAATCATGCAATGGAGATTCAGAATAGGCTTGAGTCTTCTCGTTATACTTTTTGTGATAGTTTTCTAGGCATTTAAGAAGGTGTCTGCATTTGTGTTCATCTATGTATGCTATACTGAGTAATCCTCTTGTAGCTTCAATTCCTATTGAGATATCTGATTCTCTCGGTAAAATAGTGGTTTTAAGTCCTTGTTCAGACGCCACATCCTGAAGGGTACGTCCTGTTTGTATGGAACCAGAACCGGCGTCATGAGGCATGTAATGCGTGCCATACACATAAGGTTTCGATTGTAATAATTTAACATAATGAGCTATTCCTTCCCCTTGATTTTCATAGAAGTCAATAATGCGGCATTCGCCTCCGATTTCTTGCCAAAAAGTAATTGCGGTAGAATCGCCAAAGCCTATATCCCATGCAGTATGAACAGGAGATCTTGGTTCATATGGAACATTACAAATTCGCTTATCATTTCTAGCCTTTTCAATAATTCCACCATAATAAGAACCTTCAACACCTCTATTGAAGCTACAATAGTATTCTTGTTGAATATTTTCTTCTGATAATCCTTCTTTGCGAATATCTTCTATCTGTTCTTCTGTTAGCACTCCCGTATCCTTAATGCTAAGAACTTCGCAATACCATTTTGGATTATTTTTTGACATGCACATTAAATCGTAAAAATGGTTTTTACCGCGTGGTGTAGATATAAAAAGAGCGTAACCTTGATTAACGTCCAAAATAGGACGCAAATAGTCCCACGCAGCAGGTGATTGAATGGCATATTCTGAAAATATAATAATTTTGGGGTTTGTACCCACAAGAGAATCAATATTATCAGATCCAATGAGTTGATATAATGACCCATTTGTAAACCTAATTTTCATTTCTTGTGCGTTCTTAGATTCTATGACTTCTTCGGGAATGTAATCTAAAAGGCGCTTAGATTCGTTTGTATTAGCATCCCAAATGACTTTTTTAGCTTGTTGATATGTAGGAAGGATATGAAAACAAGTCCATCCAGAATTAAGAAGGAGTTGAAAAATAGCCCAATTAAAAGCGAGAATATCTTTACCAGCTCTTCGATGTGCAACAAAGACAGCGCGT